GAGTGAATGAGCTCGCTCTATTTGCCGGGGCTGGCGGAGGACTGTACGGGAGCGCGATCCTCGGCTGGCGCACCGTCTGCGCTGTCGAGATCGATCCCTACTGCCGCCGAGTGCTCGCCGCTCGCCGAGACGATGGCACGTGGCCCGAGGTCGAGATCCACGATGACGTCCGCGGTCAGATCGACCAACTCGACCTCGGCGTCGTTGGAGGATTCGGCCCATTCGATGGGCGACCCTGGCGCGGACGCGTCGACATCATCACCGGCGGGTTCCCCTGCCAGGACATCAGCGCCGCGGGCCGCAAAGCGGGCATCGACGGGGACAAATCCGGACTCTGGAGCGAGTACCGGCGGATCGTCGCCGAGGTTGAGCCGGCGTTCGTCTTCGCCGAAAACTCGCCGCTCCTCCGAACCAATGGTCTTGGCCGAGTGCTCGGAGACCTTGCCGCACTCGGGTTCGATGCGGAGTGGACGTGTCTCTCTGCGGGAGAGCTTGGAGCTCCACACGAACGCAATCGCATGTGGATCCTCGCTGCCCACCCCGACCGCGTCCAGCTACGGCACGCGCAACAACGGCAAGAGGGGCGACGGCTCGACGTTCAAGACGGCGGGGGCCCCGTCGCTCTCGACGATGGCGCGGCGGGACATGTGGCCCACCCCGACCGTCAAGGGCAACTACGCGCGAGCGGGGAGGCATCCGGATCGACCATCGAAGGAGGGCAACGGCCTCGCGACGGAGGTATGGATCCAGACTGGAACCCGTGGGCCACTGAACCCGAGGTGGGTCGAGTGGCTCATGGGGTGGCCCATGGGGGCGACAGGCTGCGAGCCCTTGGAAACGGACAAGTTCCGCTCGTGGCTGCGGTCGCAGCGTGCGGCCTTGCTGCGCGTTTTGGGCTCGACTGGCGGCCTGCCGGAGGGCTCGTAGGATGCTGAGCTACGACGCGTCGCTGAGGTACGTCGTGTGCGTCGAGGGCTCCGCGGTGGCGTCGAGCAATCGCTACATGGTGGCGCTCGGCTACGTGGCGTGGGTGCTGCCGGACCTGCTCGCACGCGTGTCGGTGGTCGACAGGCGGACGGGGCGGGTCATCCAGACACGGGAGGTGATTGCGTGAGCGATTGCGTTGGGGCTGTGACGTACGCAATTCGCCTGACCGGCTCGCAGAACGCCCGCGAGCACTGGCGGGCTCGAGCCAATCGCGTGAAGTCGGAGCGCTCGACGGCGATGGTCGTCTGCCGAGCGGCGCTGACGCGGCCGAAGCGCTGGCCCGTGGTGGTGCGGCTGACGCGCATCGGGCCGCGCAAGCTCGACTCGGACAACGTCGCCGGAGCCTGCAAGGCCACGCGCGACGGCGTGGCGGACTGGCTCGGCGTGGACGATGGCGACGAGTCGCGGGTGCGCTGGGTCTACGCGCAGGAGCGCGGGGCGTACGGCGTGCGCGTCGAGGTGCTGGCCGATGGCGACGTGGCAACGTGGGACGAGGTGCTGCCGTGACCCCTGCGCAGAGCCGAGCAGTAGCGGCGCACCTGCAGCACCTACGCAGCGGGCGGACGTGCGGGTGCGAGCTGCTCTGCGAGCGGGCGGCCATCCTCGAAGCTGAGGCGGGGATGGTGCGCGGGGTAGCGGAGGAGACGGCGGCGATGATGGCGGCGCGGGTGCCGAGGCAAGGGTTTCTGACCGGCGCGATCTGACGCGTCTGGTCGACATGGGCAAACGCCCAACTGGAGTGCAGCGATGGAACTAAGAAGACACCAAGTAGCAGCGAAGATTCAGGCTCACGAGGCCATGACCCTCGGAGATAGGCGCATCACCGTGGCGAACGTCACACCGGGAGGGGGCAAGACGCTTCTTGCGGCCGTGTTCGCCAACACGATGCTCGACGCTGGGTACGTCGACCGCGTGGTCATCGTGTGCCCGAGAGACAGTCTGCGGACGCAGGTGCAGGAAGGGTTCGATTGCGCCGCGGCTGGACTGACGCGCAAGGTGGTCGTGTGGGACCCTGACAAGAACACGCAACGTTCCCTGTTGGGTGAACTGTGCGGCGTTGTCACGACCTACCAGCTTGCCTTTGCGCGCGCGACCAAACTCAAGAAGCTGGTCCAGGCACATCGCACGCTCCTCATCCTCGACGAGGCGCATCACCTGTCGGGCTCTGACGAGGACGACGAGGACGAGGACTACACGGCATGGAGAGCCTGCATCGACCCTCTTGTGGGAGCGGCGAAGCACACGCTGGTGATGACGGGAACCATCTACCGAAGCGACGCGCAGCGGCTTCCCTACGTCGAGTACAACGCCCAAGACAAGCCCATCGTCCACATCTCCTACACGCGGCAAGACGCGCTCGACGAAGGAGCCGTTCTCCCAATCGAGTTTCGCATGTGGGACGGCCGGGCGCGCTTCGAGTACCGAAAAGAGTCGCACGAGACGGAGCTCTCTTCGTCGACCGGGGATGAAGCCAAGCGAGCGCTCCGCACGGCGCTGGCAGACATGAACGAGGACGGCTACGTCGCCCGCTTCGTTGAGAACGCCATCGGCGAGTGGAACTCTTACCGGCAGAAGGTCTATCGCTCGAAGGCGATCGTGGTCTGCAACAGCCAGTCGCAGGCACGTTGGATGGACGAGCGGATCCGCAACATGGGCCACATGGTGGAGCTTGCGATCTCAGACGAGAAGGATGGTGCTCGCAGGATCCGAAGGTTCCGCAAGAACACGGGCGGCGAGGTCCTCGTGACCGTTGGGATGGCCTACGAGGGGCTCGACGTGCCCGACGCTACCCACCTGCTCCTGCTGACCAACAAGCGCGCCCGCCCATGGCTCGAGCAGGCGGTCGCTCGTGTCACGCGCGTGAACCGAAGCGCGCCCATCGATGCGCATGAGCAGTTCGCCTACGTCTACATGGTCGACGACAAGCGAGCCCGGCGATTCGTCGACGACATCATGACTGAGCAGTCGCAGTCGGTGCCGCTGCAAGAGCGGCTGAAGCGGTCCGTGGTTCTTCGTGGGCGTAGCAGCTTCATCCCTATCGGCTGCGATGCGACGAAGCGTAGCGAAGGGTCTGACCTGAACGGCATGTTCTCCGCTGAACAGTCGGCGGAGATTGAAGACCTCCGCATGAGCGTGCCGGAGTTCGCACACCTTCCGGCCATCGAGGTTCTGCGGCGCTCGGAGAAGCTCCGCCGGAAGTACGGGACGAGCGCAGCGTGAGGGTCGACGCTGGACGCGGCAGTTGGGAAGCGCCGGAGGGATCGCCCGAGTGGGCGAAGCGCCTCCGGCTCGCCTGGCTGTCCACAAAGCACGAGCTCACGAAGTACCCCGAGCTCTTCGTCAAGTACTTCCGCAAGGCGGTAGAGACGCGCGCATGGACCGTGATGACCGACGAGCACGGCAACACGTTCCCCACCTTCGAGGCGTTCTGCCGAGCACCGGAGCCCTGGGGGTTCGGGCAGCCGTGGTCGGAGATCCGACCCTACCTGCTCGGCGTCATCTCGGAGCGGGATCTCGATGTGGTCACGATCGCGCCAGAGCCACCGAAGAACACGGTAGGACTGAAGCGCGACGCTGGTCCAGGCCGCGGCAATAAAACCGACCGTCCGCTAGGCGGACGCACGGTATCTCCTAGGCCACCACAGCACACGCGCGAGGCCCAACTCCGAGCCATCGCCGAGCGTGCCCCCGAGCCGGCGCGGGAGCTCTACAAGCGCGGGCTGCTCGGGCAGAAGGAAGCCGCCAAGCTCGGGCCGAAGAACCCCAGCCCCGAAGACGCGGAGCGGGTCACGCGCATCGCCATCGAGCTTGCAGAGTACGCCAAGCAACTGGACACAACGACCGAGGCGGCTCGGAAGCAGGCACAACCCGCGCTGAACGTGAAGGCGAGGACGTTGCTCGGCCTGCGTCACGACCGCGTCGGGGAAGCGCTGCGGGCCATCGAGAAGCTGTCCGAGGACGAGCGCTCGCGACTGTTCGAAGCCGCGAGAGAGAGAGGTTGGCTGTGAGCTGGATCAAGATCGACGACAACTTTGCCGACCATCCCAAGTTCGTCGGGCTGAGCAACGACGCGGTGGCCACCTGGGTGCGTGCCCTCGGCTACTGCAATCGGCACATGACCGACGGCAAGCTCGGGAAGGCGGCGGCTCGACTCTGTGCGCGCTCGCCCAAGGCCGATCGGATCGTGGCCGAGCTCGTGGAGGCCGGTCTCTGGGAGCAGGCCGGCGACTCCTACCAGCTCCACGACTACCTCGACTGGAACGAGTCGCGGGAGACACGTCAACGCAGGCAGAACGAGGCGAAAGACCGGAAAGAACGCTGGAAGGAACAGAAACGGAACGCGAGTGGAACGCGTTCCAGCGGCGTTCCTGCCGCGTCACCAAACCATCCCGGAACGCAAACGGAACGCACTGCCGAAGCCGAAGCCGAAGCCGAAGCCGAAGCCGAAGCCTACATGGAGACTCTAGGAGAGGGCGCACAAGGCGCGACGGCACCGCCTGCGGCGGCGCCCACCCCGAAGGTCGAGCCGGCGAATGCCAAGCCACCGAGGGCGGCGAGGGGCACGCGCTGCCCGAGCTCGGTGGACCCCGAGGCGGCCGACTGGTGCGCCCGCCACGGGCTGCCATCGCCAGCGGAGACGCCGGAGCTGCGGCGGATGCTCGACCACTTCGCGGCTGCTCCCGGGGCACGCGGGGTCAAGCTTGATTGGGGGGCCACCTGGCGCAACTGGAGCGGGCGGGCGGCGGAGTTCGCGCGGCCAGGCGTGAACGGCACCAAGACGCGCACCCAGCTCGGCCTGCAGCCGCTTGTGGTGGGCGAGTACGACGGAGGCGGCTATGTCGACACCTGACCACATCGGCGACCCGCTGCGCGACCTCTGCGCGCTCATCGAGCGTGCGGCGGCTCGGTGGGTCGAGCATCACAGCGACCTGCCCGCCGACCCCATCAAAGTTCGCGGGGTGCCGGCCGAGCACCGGTGGTGTCTGTCGGCGACCCCGGACGACCTCAAGCGCTACGCGGACCCGCTCGCCGTCGACCGTGCGGCGGCCCTGCCCGAGCTCGCCCAGATGGTCACGCTCCACGGGCCGCAGGGTGGGGGCAAGAGCACCATCGGAACGTGGCTGCTGGGACGCGCAGCCAGGCTGCTGCCGCGAGAGTTGAGCTACTGGACGAGCGTCGCCGACCTGTCGCTGGCCCGCGCGGAGTCGCCGAGCGGTCGAACCTGCCAGGCCGTCGAGTACGCCCGCGGGGCTGCCGTGACGCTGCTCGACGACCTCGGGCAGGAGGCGCAGACCGAGCAGTCACGCGAACTGGTCGCGGACATCATCAGCCGGCGCAAGGCTCGGCACTTGGTCACCATCGTGACCACGGGGCTGACCTCGGCGCAGATCGAGACCCGCTACGGCGGCGGGGTGGTGCGGCGACTGACGGAGCCGGGCAGGACGCACGTCATCGGGTGCAGACGGAGGACGGCATGATGGGTGACACGAAGACGCGTGAAACAGGCCGTGAAACGCAAGTAATGGGGTTCCACAATGGCCAGCGCTGAGCTCGACCTCCCGTGGTACTTCGGCACGGGTCCTGCCACGGCGGCCGGTGACGCGGGGCTGAAGTCCAGTCTGGGCTCGCAGCTCGACGCCATGCGGGCGGGCATCTCGCACGACGCGGTGGTCGACTCCGACCGGGCCGAGGTCGACATGATTCGCCGGCTCGGCACGGCACACCGGCTCGACGCCATCCGTCGGCGACTGGCTGCGCTCGACGGGTTCACGGTGCGCGTGCTGCGGCTGCACTACTCCGAGCGGCCCATGGCGGCAGGGGTGAGCCCGGCGGCTGTCCTGTGCGGCGAGGCTGAGCGGCTGTGTGCGCCGGCCATGGTCACCCGGGAGCGGCTCAACGCCATCGTGCGGGCCTCCCTGCGCGAGCGTAATGGGCTCTGGCGAGCGCTGATGGTCGAGAGCGCGACACTGGTGGGCGAGGCTCGAGCGGCCTACGACGCGACCTGGGTGGAGCCTCGCCGGAAGGTGTGGGGCGAATGAGCCCGCCGTTGCCGAGGAGGCCGGGGCTGAAACCGGTGTACCGGGTGTCCGAGCTGGCCTTGCTGCTGGGCATGAGCCGGAAGGCGACGCGTCGCTTTTTGGCTGCCCATGGGGTGGCCGTCGTGGACATGGGGCCACGCAGGCCGGCCATGGTCACGCTGCTGGCGCTCCAAGAAGCGATGCCCGAGCTGTGGCAGAGCATGGCCGTGGTGCGTGCCATGGGGCGACCCTAGCGGCACAGTTACAGCAGCAGCGAAACTTCGACGATTCCTGAAGCCACCTGGCCCAAGCTGGCCCACATGTGCCAGCTCTAGGGTGTGGGCGTGGCACAAGGGTGCCTCGATGGCTGGTGGGTCGGGTTCGATCCAGCCCCCCCCCGGTGGGTCGAGCGACCCATGCAAAAGGCGCGCCTCTTGCCCTAATTTGCCGTGGAAACCAGGCAAAAGCGGGCAAAAGTAACCGCCGCCGACGCCTCAAACCGACATGCCGCGACCTCGCATCCTCAGCGACGAGCAGGAGCGCGAGGCATGCGCACGAGTGCACGCAGGTGTGCCAGTGGCACAAGTCGCGCGGCACATCGGGGTCAGCCGTCAGATGCTTGAGGCGGCCATCAAGCGCAGAGGCGGAGCAGCTGCCGGCGCAGGGCGCCTGATCGGCGCGGCATCGCCCGACACCGGCGCAGCACCCTCGCCGAGCCCAGCGGGTTCGCTTGGCCAGCCGCTCGACGCGTTCGAGGCGGCGCAGATCCTGGTGTTCGAGTCCGCCGTTGCGCGGCTCCAGGCCGGCGAACTGACGCCCGACCAACTGGCGAAGCTCGGCAAGACGATCAACGACACGGCCAAAGCGGTGCGCCTGCACCGCGCGCAGAGCCGCATCGCGGTCGCGACCTCCGACGAGGTGACGGCGAGCGCTGAGCGGGTCCGTGAGCGGCTCGAGCGCATGCTGGCGGGTCCTCGGCTCGCCGAGCCTGCCGCCGACGAATCAGAGCACAGCGAGGAGGTTCCCCGTGGGGCTGTCGCTCGCTGAGCAAGCCGCGTCGAGGGCGCTGACGCTCTCGCCAGAGGAGCTCTCCGAGCTCGAGCACGACTGGGAGTTCTGGTCGCGGCCCGAGCAGCGGGAGCCTGAAGGCGACTGGCTCACGTGGCTCATTCTCGCCGGGCGCGGGTTCGGCAAGACGCGAGCGGGCGCCGAGGCGGTACGGCGTGCCGTGACCGTCGACGGCTGTCGGCGCGTGGCGCTCGTCGGCGCGACGTCGGCGGACGCGCGAGACGTCATGGTGCTTGGCGAGAGCGGGATCCTGAACGTGTTCCCCGAGCACGAGCGCCCCAAGTACGAAGCTTCGAAGCGCCGCGTCTTGTTCCGCAACGGCGCGATCGCGACCTGCTACTCGGCCGAGGAACCCGACCGACTTCGTGGCCCGCAGCACGACTTCGCCTGGTGCGACGAGTTCGCCGCTTGGGGCCGGCTCGAGCAGACGTGGGCGGATCTCCAGATGGGCCTGCGCCTTGGCGGCAGGCCGCGCACCATCATCACGACGACTCCGCGCCCGCTCGACCTGCTCAAGGAGCTTGTCGAGCAGTCGACCCGCCCGGGCTCGGGTGTAGTCGTCACCCGAGGCCGCACCCGCGACAACGCCGCGAACCTACCGCGCAGCTTCATCGACACCATCACCCGCGCCTACGGCTCGACCCGGCTCGGACGGCAGGAGCTCGACGGCGAGATCCTTGGACCGGCCAGCGGCCTGTTCAAAGCCGAGTGGTTCCGCTACCTGCCCGAGGCACCCGCCGGCGGGCGTTGCGTCGTAGCGGTCGACCCCGCCATCACGACGCGCAACGACGAGACCGGCATCGTAGTGACCAAGCGGGTTGCCGACCGTGCCTACGTGCTCGAAGACCTCTCTGGCACGCACAGCCCAGAGGAGTGGGCGCGCATCGCGGTCGACGCGTGCAGGCGCCACCGAGCGAGCACCATCGTGGCCGAGACCAACCGCGGCGGCGACCTCGTGAGGACGACCATCCGCCAGTTCGATCGCGCGGTACCCATCAAGGAGGTACGCGCGAACCGGGGCAAGGACACGCGGGCCGAGCCCGTGGCAGCTCTCTACGAGCAAGGCCGGGTGTTCCACTGCGGCCAGCTCCGCGCGCTGGAGAAGCAGCTCACCGAATGGGACCCCACGTCGCAGGACGCTCAGCGCCAGCGGCGGCAAGCCACCTCGCCCGACCGGCTCGACGCGCTCGTGTGGGGCATCACCGAGCTCGGATTCCATCTCGGCCTCAGCCGGCTCGCGCCGCTGCGTGAGGCGCCCAGCATCACTCACGACACGCACTAACCCATGGCAGACGGCACGCTGACGGAGACCCCGGCGCTTGTGAGGCCGGGGCGACGTCCGTCCAACGTGTCGATCGCCAGCGCGTGGCAATCGCCCATTTCGGCAACCATGTGGCGCCCGGCGACGGTGCGCGCTGCGCTCGACGACCTCGAGAGCGGCGTCTTCTACTCCGCCGCCACCCTGGCCGAGAGCGTTGGGCGAGACTGTGTGGTAGGCGGCGCGCTGGCTGCCCGTGTGCGCGCTCTTGCGAGCCGCTACGCGCTCCCGTTCTCCGTCGTCGCAGGCATCGGCGACGGCCGACGCCGCGAAGCTATCCGCCGACGAGTCGAAGAGCTCACGTGGACGAGCGTCCCTGAGCGCGTCATCGACCCCGTGCTGCGAGACGCCGTCATGCTCGGCGCGGCGGTGGGTCGGATCTGGTGGGAGCGCTCCGCGTCTGAGTGGGTGCCGCACATGATGCACCTCGCACCGCACGGCATCGAGTGGCACGAGTGGTCAGGCACGTGGACGTACACGACCCGCGACGGCCAACGCCTGCAGGTTACTCCGGGCGACGGAACGTGGTTCCTTCACCTGCCGCACGGCACGCGCTCATTCATGTCGGGCGCCATCCGCGCAGTGGCCGAGCCCTGGCTGGCGCGACGCTACGCGGCCCGCGACGAGGCACGATGGTGCGAGCGCCACGGCATGCCCGTCCTAGCGGTGGAAGAGCCTTTCAGCGCGACCGACGACGTCGAGGGCACCGACGGCACGCAGGCCGACCAGGTCTACAGCGGGCTGCGCAACGGCATGGGCAGCGGCGCGGTCATCCGACTCCCGCAGCCGCAGAGCAAAGACGAAAACGGCTGGCGCGCGCAGTGGCTCGAGCTCCAAGGCCGCTCGTTCGACGGCATGCAGCAGAGCATGGCCCGGTGCGCCCGCGACATCGAGACGCGGCTACTGGGCAGAGCACAGGACGGCGGCGCCAAAGGCGGTGACGGCGAGCTGGCCAGCGAGGTGCACCGCAACGAGTACCTCAGCAGCGACGCCGAGTCGCTCACCACGACGATCCGAGATCAGGTGTGGCGCCCGTTCGTGGCCTACAACTACGGCGCCGAGCTCGACCTTGCACCGTGGGGCCGTTGGGATACGCGCCCAGCGCCCGACATGGAGCGACGAGCCCGCGTACTCAAGACGCTTGGCGAGTCGCTGCCGCTGCTCGTCGCGGTCGGCATCGACGTTGCGCCGGTGCTCGAAGAGTTCGGGCTCCAAGCGCCGGACGGCGTCGAGGCGCCCGAGCCTGCTCCTGTTCCTGCTGCTGCGCCGGATGCGCCCGCGCCCGCTGACGCCGAGGAGCCCGACGAGACCGAAGACAACGGAGACGACTAGATGGAAATCAAGCGCGCGCAATTCTCGACGTCGTCGCTCGACGTGGAGACCCGCTCCTTTGACGTGGTGGCCAGCACCGAGTCGATCGATTCGCACGGCGACATCGTCAAGCAGAGTTGGAGACTGGAGCGCTACGAGGCCAACCCCGTGGTCCTGCTCGGGCACGGCGGGCTCCCAATCGGCAAGGGCTCGAATGTACGCGTCGAGGATGGCGCGCTCAAGATGCGCGTCACGCTCGTCAGCGAGAAGGCCAACCCGCAAGCAGAGCAGGTGCTCCAACTCATGCGGGAGGACGCGCTTAAGGCGGTTTCGGTCGGGTTCCGACCGGGGCGGCGCAGCACGGAGAAACGCGACGGCCGAGAAGTTCGAGTGCTCGACGACAACGAGTTGCTCGAGGTCTCGGTGGTGGCGATCGGGTCCAACCCCGACGCCCAAGCAAAGGACCACGCCCGGCACGGTGCCGGCGCTTTGGAGGCACAGAACATGAACGACATCACCAAGGCGCTCGGGCTCCAGACCGGGGCAAGCGCAGAGGACGTGACTGCGGCATTCGGCGCGGTCGAGAAGGAGATCCTGGAGGCCACGGGCGCGCGCAAGCTCGCCGAGGTGGCGGCCAAGGTCGACGCGCTGCGGGTCGAGCGCGATGCGCTCAAGGCCGCGGCGACGGAGCTCGAGGCGGTCAAGGCCAAGCTCGCCGAGGAGGCCAAGGCGGCAGCGGCGGCCAAGCTCCAGGCGACGCTCGACGACGCCGTCAAGGCGGGTCGGGTGACTCCGGCTCGTCGCGAGGAGCTGGCTCAGAAGGCCGCCAAGCACGGCCAGGAGTGGCTCGAGGAGCTTATCGCGCAGCTGCCCGTTCAGGGCGGTAGCGAGAGCGAGGCCAGGAGCCTTGCAGGCCCTGACACGTCGGCGGGCGCTGCGGCTCGCGTCGTGACTGACGAGCTCCGCGCGGAGCTGAAGCGCTTCGGGCTCACCGAGGCCGACTACGTCGCGGTGAACGCGAAGAAGGAGATCTGACATGACTGCACTCGCACAGGATAAGGCCCGGCTTCGGGTTGGGGACGCCGTCAGCGTCGCCGACTTTGCGGTGGCCGCAAACACGGACATCTTCGCCGGCGCTCTCGTGTCGGTCGTGGGCTCCACCGGACTGGCCATCAACGCCGCCACCGCAACGACGCACCTCGTGCTCGGCGTGGCTACCTTTCGCTGCGACAACAACCCCGGCGCCGCCAGCGAGCGACGCGTGCAGGTCGAGACCGGCGTCTTCGAGTTCGCCAACAGCACGGCCGGCGACGCCATCACGGTGGCCAACGTCGGTCAGTCCTGCTTCGTGGTCGACAACGACCAGGTAGCGCTCACCAACGGCGGCTCCACGCGGAGCAGGGCCGGAATCATCGTCGGTGTCACGTCCACCGGCGTCCTCGTGCGTGTCGGCTTCGACATGCTCAACCCGTGACGTGACTACCTACTAGGAGACCACCATGGCAGGCATTCAGCGACCGGCAGCGCTCGAGGCGCTCAATACCCTTCTCTTGAAGTCCTTTCAGGAGGGCATGAATCAGGAGCCTTTCGGCGAGGCCGAGGGGCTCATCACGCGCGTGCCGAGCACGTCCGAGTTCAACACCTACGGGTGGATGGCGAACATCGGCGGCATGCGCGAGTGGATCGGCTCGCGGCTCTTCGATGGCATCAAGGAGCGCAGCTTTCAGATCTACAACAAGCACTATGAGAAGTCTCTCGCGGTCAACATGGACCGACTCGAGGACGGCCAGATCGCCGACGCCTCGATGGCCATGCAGCAGCTTGCGGCTCAGGCTGCCTTTCTCTCCGAGGATCTGCTCGTGCAGCTACTGGAGAACGGGCAGTCGACCCTCTGCTACGACGGGCAGAACTTCTTCGACACCGACCACCCGACGGACATCGACGCGGTGACTGGCACGCAGCGGAACTACCACGCCAGCGGCCTCGCTCTCGACGCGACCAACCTCAACACGGTTCTGACCGCGATGATGGGTTACCGCGGCGAGAACGGGCGGCCCATGCGCGTGGTGCCCAACCTGCTCATCGTTCCCCCGGCGCTGTACAAGACCGCTGTCGACCTCGTCGAGGTCAAGACGGTGACCAACGGCGGAGAGAACAGCTTCGAGTCGAAGTACAACCTGCGCGTGGTCGTGCTCAAGCGCGCTGCCTCGGCGACTCGCTGGTGGGTAGCGGACACGCAGAGCCCCGGCCCGAAGCCGGCGATCCTGCAGGTGCGCAAGGCGCCGACGTTCGTCGCCAAGACGGCGCCGAGCGACGAGGCCATGTTCTTGCACAACGAGGCGCAGTTCGGCGTCGACGCCCGCATGGGCCTCGGGCCTGGCCTCTGGCAGCGCATCTACTCGGCGAGCGCCTGACGAAGGGCAAGGAGGGGTACATGGCCATCATCAAGCGCGTCCGGTGCATGCCGGGCGCTGGCAAGTTCTTTCGCGGCGGGCACGGGTTCGACGAGGCTGGCCGCGTCGTCGAGCTCTCCCCGGCGCTCTACGAGCTGCTGCGGACGGAGAAGCGCCTGGCGCTCGACGACGTCGGCGCAGAGGAGAAGCCAGTGGCAGTGCTCGACATCGTCGACAACTGCCCGGCGTACGACCACGCCTGGAACGCCTCGCGTCACGCGCGGCTTGAGGTCGAGCGGCTCAAGCGCGAGAACGCAGCGATCCAAGCTGAGCTCGAGCTCGCGGCGCTCGCCGAAGAGAACAAGAAGCTCAAGGCCGCCAAGGCCTCCAAGGCGAAGCCTTGAGCCAGTACGCGACCGTGGACGACCTCGCAGCGTTCGGCCTCCAGGCCAGTGCTACGACCGGGCTGGATACGGACGCGCTCGAGGCTCAGCTGTCGGCGGCGAGCGCGCTGGCCGACTCCTACCTGTCGAGTAGGGGCTACGCGCTCCCACTTACCACGTGGGACGTCGACCTGCGCAACGCCGTCTGCCAGATCGCAGCTTGGCAGATCGTGGTCCACCACCGCGGGGTGAACCCCAGCAACCCGGCGCACGCCGCGCTCATGAAGAGCCGCGACGACGCCGAGGCATGGCTCCGACGAGTCGCAGCTGGACAGGCCAACCTCGTCGGCGTCAGCACGCAGCTACCCCGGGCACGGCAAGGCGTAGCCGAGGTCTACCTTCCCACGTCGGACGGATCGCGAGGCTGGTAGGTGGCACTCGTCGGCGACTTCGACCAGCTTCGTCGGCTGGTCGCGGACGCTCGTGCCGTCTCGCGGGGCGTGCCTACGCGCGCGCATCGCGCGGCTGCTGCTGAGGTCTCTCAGCGCTACGTATCGGGCTACACGCAGCAGCAGGACCCGTGGGGCGTGCCCTGGCGCACGACGCGGGCAGGCAAGAGCCCCGTCCTGCGCACGACGGGCGCCATGATGGGCGCGCTCATCTCAGTGACGTCGAGCAGCGTCAAAGTGCGCCCGCCGAGGTATTGGGTCTACCACCAGATCGGGGCCAACAACATGGAGCGGAGGGCGGTCCTGCCGTTCGAAGCCGGCTCCAACTGGGATCGGCCCATTCTCGACGCGGTCGAACGCGCCGTGCTGGGTAGGCTCCTGTGACCTGGGAGTACTGCCTCAGTGCGCTGCAGCGCGAGGTCGCGACGCTCATGGATGCGAGCGGCCTGCCCAGCGTGGCAGCCGTGCCGCATCTGGTCGGAGCCCGCTGGCTCGTGACCAACGACCGCCCGCCGTACTACGTCTGGGTCCCCGTGCGCGTGCGCGGTTCTCAGCCGACGGTGGTGCGCCAGGTGGAGGAGCACCGCACGCTCATCGCCGGGCGCCATCAGGTCGACGTCTACTGTGCAGGGCTCACGCTCGACCAGGCCAGCGCGCTCGCGCAGAACCTCGTCAAGGCGGCGCAGCTCGCCGGGACCATCGACATCGCCATGGAGAACGCGCGGTGGCTCGACGCCGGCGCCGCGTTCAACCAAGACGGAGAGACGCTCATCGTAGAGCTCGAGCTCAGCGCGCCGTTCATCGACGCGTGGGTGGACGTCTCGACGCTGGCGGACCCCGTCGTCACGACGGTGGACCCGACAGGCATGGTCGCTGAGCTGTACAGCAGCGACACAGGAACCACGGACGACGAGCTGCTGCTGGTCGTCGACTACGAGGAGCCACCACCGCCATGAGCAAGAAGGAAGCGCCTGCCGCAGAGCAGGCGACGCCGGAGGTGCGCCCGCTGGAGGAGTGGGCGCGCGCCAAGGGGCACATCCCCAAACCCGGGCCACTGCGGCACCGAGGCGACATCCACCGCGGGCCGCACATCGCGGTCGTGCTCCAGCACAGCAAGCTCGCGATCAACAGCCTCATCACCGAGGCCACCTACGACAACCACGTAACGGCGGCCTACGAGCTGCCCATCCGGGAGACCTGACCCATGCCCGTCGCCCTACCGAACAGTGAAATCAGCATCGTCGACGGTGGCCTCGGCATCGTCGGCTCCGGCGCCAACACGACGGGCAAGATCGGCGTCTCGAGCGCCGGCACCGTCAACAGCTTCTACTCGTACTCGGGCACCGACACGAGTCGCGTGGTGACCGACCTCGGCACCGGGCCGCTGGTCGACAGCATCATCATGCACCTGCTCGAGTCGGGCGGTGCGCCGGTCATCGCCTACAAAGCGACGTCCAGCACGGCAGGCACGAGCACGGCCGTGACGCAGACGGGCACCGGCCCCACGGTGACGCTGACGGGAGCTCCCAACGACCAGCACGAGGCCATCGTCGAGGTCATGGTGGGCGGCGTGCTCGGCACGTCGCAGATCCGCTACTCGCTCGACGGCGGCGACACCTGGGTCGGCAACCTCGCGACGGCGGCGACCATCCTGCTGCCCAGCGGCGTCACCATCAACATGGCGGCTGGAAGCTACGTCGTGGGCACGACCTACGCCTGGACGGACACGGCGCCCGCCATGACGACCACCAACGTCGGGGACGCGCTCGACGCGTTCATCGTCTCGCCGTTCGACGTCGAGTTCATCCACGTCGTGGGACAGGCTGCAGACGCAGCGGCAGCGGCAACCATGTTCGCCACGCTGGCCAGCAAGGTCACCTCGGCGCATGCGGCCCACAAATACCTGTGGATCCTCTTCGAAGCGCCGGCGGTCGACAAGGCCAACCTAGCGAGCTCCTTCGCGGCCTTGGAGAGCCGCTTCGTGGCCGGCGCTGCGGGGTTCTGCGAGCTGCTCAGCCCGCGCACCCAGCGCGTGCAGAAGCGCAGCAGCGGGCGCGTGCTCGCTCCTCGCATCGCGCGCAACCCGATCGCGATTCACCCGCTGCGTGACGTCGGCGACAGCGACGTGGACCCCATCTCCAGCATCGTGCGGCTCGTTCCTGCGGGCGCGGCTGCCTCGACGGGCTACCACGACGAGGAGCTGACTCCGGGCCTCAACGCCGCGCGGTTCATGACGCTGCGGACCATCACCGGTCGCGGCGGGTTCTATCCGTCGAACGGCATCACGTTCGCCTCGGGCACCAGCGACTTCCAGATCCTCATGAACATGCGGATCGTGCTGGCTGGCGCGCGCGCCTGGTACCAATACACGCTCACGCAGCTCGCCCGGCGCATCCGTCGCGACCCGACGACGGGCTACATCGATCCGGCATTCGCCGACGCGATCCAGACCGCTGGCGAGGCGGTCCTGCGGGCTGCTCTCGGCGACGCGGTGCGCGCGGTGCGCGTGCTCGTCAACCGCACCGACAACCTCGCGAGCGATCCCACGCTGCGCGCCAAGCTGCGCTTCGTGCTCGACGGCTACGCGCTCGAATACGAGTCCGAGCTCGGCCTCGCCTCGTCGCTGTCCTGACCACTGACCTGGAGGCTTTGCAATGGCTCTCTCGTACCCCAAGCGGAACGGGTTTCTCTACTCGTTCCAGTCGTTCCGTCTGCTGGAGGGCTCGGAGCTGTTCCGTGGCCTGATGGCGTTCACCGTCACCGCGAAGATCGAGGGCAAGAAGCTCGTGTTCGGCAACGGGCGCAAGGCCTACGGGCGCGTGCGCGGTCAGCTGCAGGTGGAGCTGAGCATGACGTTCCTCGCCGAGTCGTTCTTCGAGTTCGCCAGGAATCATCCGCAGTACCTCGACGAAGAGTTCAACCTCACGGGCGTCTGCGAGGAGGGCTCCACGCGGGACAAGCTCGAGATCATCGGGCTCTCGCTCGACTCGTCGAGCATCCCGTTCGAAGGCACCGACGAGGTCAAGGTCGAGCTGCCCGGGATGGCGATCGACATCCTCATCAACGGGGTCTCGCCCGTCGTGGGCGACTCGCTGAGCGTCCAGGGCGACGCCGGCGCTGGCTGATAGGCACGAGGAGGGGCAGTCATGAACAGGACCATCAAGGGGCTCGCACGCGACGTCGTCGTCGAGGTGCGCCGGCCCACGCTCGCCGAGCTGACCAAACTACGCACTGCAGGAGCCACGCCGGCAGCGCTGGCGGCCTTCCTGCGCTCGGTGCTGGTAAGCCACAAGCTCACCGAGTTGACCGCGCTCAAGCCTGCGTGTGTGGCTCCGCTGGCGACGCTCGTGATGGAGGCGTACGGCCTGAGCGCCGACCTCGACGAGCTCGACCCCGAGGAGCTCGACGAGGAGCAGGCCGCAGCCTACGCAGCAGCCGAGAAGGCTGGGTTCTCGCAGCCGTTCACGGCGCTGCGGTACGCGCCGAAGGTCGGGCCGGCGGTGTTTGTGCTGATGCGCGCACCCGGCCCGCTGGACTTCCGCGAGATCGAAGAGCAGCCCAAAAGCCTCGACGCCGCGCGCTCGCTGACCGCGAAGCTCTGCGTGCAGCAGCCGAGCCCGCTGGCGCTCATCGACGAGCACTACCCCGGGCTGTACCACCCGATCTCGTCGGTGCTCTACACGCGGCACGCTGCCGACGAGGAGCTGACGCTGGGGGAATAGCCGCCCTGCGCACGGCCATGCCTCGCGACCTCCACATGGCGGCGCGATGCGTGCTCGAGGCGCGGGGCGTCACGCAACCGACCAAGTACGCGCGCGCGGGCGCGCTGCTCGAGGCCGAGTACCAACTGTCCGTGCTCGCCTTCCTGAAGGGGCTCTCGAATGGCTCTTAGCTGGACGCTCTCGCTCACCGACAAGGTGTCAGGTCCGGCCAAACGAGCCGCGACCGGCCTTGACCGCGTCAGCGCCAGCATGAACAAGGCCCGCGCAGCCTCGACGTCGCTGGATCAAGCTCAGGCGAAGCTTGGCAGGGATGGTCGCTGGCGCGACAGCAAAGGGAAGTTTGTCGGCACTGGAAGAGCGGGCGGGGCTGGCGGCAAGGGCGGCGGTGCAAGCAACCCCTTCGAGGTGGGGCTCTCCGACATCGGTCAGGGAGTAGGGCTCAGCGCCGCCGCCGCCGGCGTAGGTGTCGCTGCGGGCGCCGCCAAGCTCGGGATGATGGTGCAGGACGCGCAGGCGTTTCGGCAACGCACGATGTTCGCGCTGGAGACCATCCTTAAGAGCAAGTCGGCAGCGGAGCAGGCGTACGCCATGGCGACGCGCACGGCGCTGGAGACGGGCGGAGACTTCAGGCAGACCATGGCGGGGTTCAACACGCTGGTCGCGCAAGGGTTCGATGTCTCGTTCGCGGACCAGCTCATGCGAGCGATGGCCGACCTCCGGACCCTGAACCCTCAAGCGAACATGGAAGGGATCACCCGAGCCGTCTCACAGATCAAGACGACCGGACGCCTGCAGGGGGACGAGCTCATGCAGCTCGCCGAAGCTGGACTCAACGTGGACGCGGTCTACCAGGAGATCGCGAAGTCCATGGGCGTCGTCGCCAAGGAAGGCGAGACCGCCGGGCAGCAGGTCCGAAAGCTTCAAGAGGCGGGCAAAATCTCGAGCGAGGTGGCCATCGCGGCCATCATGGCGAGCCTCAAGAACCAGGTGGGCGGCAAGGCGTTCGGCGCCACGGCGGCCGAGCGCGCCAACCAATCGCTCGACGGCGCCATCGCGAGAGCCAAGACGCTCGCCGAGGTGTTCCTGTCGAGCATCAAGGTCGATTGGTCGCCCATCATCCGCGCGGTCGAGCGCGTGACGTCGGTACTCCAAGGCCCGGCGGGCGCCGCGTTCGCGGACAAGATCGGGGCGAGCTTGACGCGGGTCATCGCCATCTTGGACCAGGTCACCGAGAGCGACATCGAGTCCTTCCTCGAGACGACGGGCAACGCCTTCACGTCGCTGGCGGACAACGCCGAGCGCGTCGTGGAGGTGGGCTCGCGACTGAACGCGGTCTACCAAGAGCTGAACGCAGCCTTCGAAGGCGCGACCGGGATCGGCATCGCCGACGCCGCGCTCATGGGGCTGAACGGCACCGTGCAGAACACGGTCACGGTGGTGCAAGGCATGCAGGCTGTGTTCGAGGGTGCGTGGGCCGCTCTCGAAGAGCTGGCCGACGGGCAGGCGCTCGGCGCTCAGATCATGTCCGGGCTTGTCGAGGGCATCACCTCGGGCGCCGCCGCTGTCGTCGACGCGCTCGTGGGCGC